ACCTCATAATGGAATAAGCCGCAAATAAATAAAATAAATTTTGATAATACATATTCCCAAAATATCGCTAAAGCACAAGACATACCAATCAAAGGCCGCCATGCTCTTTGAAGAAAACCACTAATACCACCAGCTTTGCTTGACGCATCAGCCAAGTTTATAGACATTTGTTTTTCTTTAAGTTTAGACTCTATTTCAGCAAATCTATTTTTTAATTGTAGTTTTTCTTCGTCACTAGTGTGTAAGTCGTCAATAACCCCGGCAACAGCCTTGATAGTACCACCACTCAATAATTTTCCTAAAACCATTGTTATCTCCTATACGTCAGCAGTAATAGATTTTTGCATTTTTTCTATTATACGATTTGCTCTATTAGTGGTCTGATTATACCAACGTGAGTCTTTCATTTCTACCATAGCACCAGCATAATCTTTGTTTTTTAAACATTCTTTGAATTTAACAAATTTTTGTAAACGAGGTAAACCAAGCTGAAATACCATGTGTGCAACACATTCTTTGGCATTATCATCTATACCCATATCTTCAGTAAAGGTTTCCATATCATTCAAAGCAACATTAAAATCTTTCATAAAAAGTTCTACTGCTCGTTCTTTAGTTATTGGTTTCATCAATTCTTCTTTTTCATTATCTCTAATTAAGTGACCAGCACCAATCGTCCAATAACCTAAATGATCTTTATAAGGCTCTAATATTATACCGCCCTCTTCTTTGATTATATCGTCTCTTAAAGTTTCTATATCCATTATCCCACCATTCTAAGCACCCAAGCAATAAACTGAGTTGCTACCATAAACCCAACAGTCCATAGTACATAATTTAATTTTCGCACCTCACGCTGTAAGTGCCAAATATGGTTTGTCTCCAACAACTCAATCTTATTGTAAATATTTACAATATGCTCTTTTGTTGTTTTCGGTGCTATTTTAGTCATACTTTTTTATATATTATGTGTTCTCTACATTCAATGCTTTGCATTCAAATTTTATAACTAATTTTTCTTGCTCTATATAATCTTTTTCTAATTCTTCCATTTTTTCTAAAGTACGGAAAGCATTATAAGCCTCTTGATAACCACCAACCACACAGTCATAATGATTATTAAATTGATACCCAGATATATTGTTTGATGGACATTCTCCACTAACCATACTGCACATATATAAAATTAGTACATATTTCATTAATATTTATTCCAATAATACTGATAACAATTAGTGTATTTTGTTTTATCGCAATCAGCTGGGATTAAAGATATTGAACAACCATTTAAAAAAATTAAGAATATCAAATATCTCATTTCATTTTGTTTAGTGGATTTTCTAAAGCAATTCTGATTTGTTTTTGTATTTTTTCTTCTAAATCAGTCATTTCTTGTTTTAATTCACTAATCGTTTCTTTTAAATCTTTTGCGTTTTCTCTACTATCTTCTTTAACTCTAGTTTCTACATCTTCAACAATAGTTTCAATTCTTCTAACATCGTCTTTTAAATCGTTTTTTAATTCTTTTGCAACATCAGCTACTAACGAGACCTCTTCTAATATTATTGCTATTTCTGATTGCAACATATCTACCTCAGTATTTACAACCTCTAGTTTTTTATCAAAACCAGATAAATCAGGGCTTACAAAACTATTTATTTTAGCCTCCATATCTAAATATCTTTGGTACACCTCAAACCCACCCCATAAAACACCAATAAATGAACTTAAAATAGTGATTATGAGAAAAACCCTACCGCCCTTAAATTTGATACCACCTATATCTATTTCTGTTTGTTGTTTAGCCACGACCTTGCCCATTGTATTTTTTAAAGCTACGCCGCTTTGATTTATTCATTTTTTGTTTACTAGGATTACGACCAATACTTGTTTTATGATGTACTGGCTCATGTGCCTCAAAGTTTTTAAATTTCTTTGCCATTATTTATACTGACTTTCTATTATTTCATTCATAATTCCATCACTCCCTACAAATAAAAAATACCCAGCTAAATCATTATCAGAAATAACCGCATCTGGCAAAGTGTAGTCTGTAAAAAATTCTGCCCTGTCATTTAATTGTTGTTGGCTCTCAAAAAATGTTTTAGTGTTTCCTAATACTTGCATAACAACAAGAGTTTTAATTTGACTAGACTCATCATATCTTTTTTTATCATCAATTTTTTTCAAAACTTTTTTAGCGGCTTTTTCTTTAGATGAAGATTTTTTCTGAACTACTTTGGTTTTTACGTCTTTTTCTTTCTTTTCTGGTTGCGGTTCTTGCTTTTGTTCTGACTT